TTCAATGTTTGTTGCTGTACCATCATCATATGATTCGTATGGCATAACTAGCATTTTGCTTTGTGTTTCTGCATGATGCTTACCCATATCTTCTCTAACGATTGCACGAATGTCTCCGACACCATCATCAATAGCAGCCAATTCCATACCAAGTTCTGAGAACTCAAACAAATGAGCAACAGTTTTTGGACTTACGAATAATTTAGCGTATTCAGGTGAAAGTGGTCTAAACCCATTTGCACCGTCTAATGTTGCATTTTCTTCTACTCCACCAATTTGGTCTACTCTAGGTGTAGATAAATCAGCAGTGTTTGCAGCAACAGCAGTTGTTCCTGTTCCAAATGCAGAACCACTACCACCAGTAGGTCGGCTCTTTAGAACTCTCCATCCTGATGATGTGTAAGGTCTTTTTGCTAGAATTGAAAGAGGGTTAACCTCTTGGTTTAGCATTGACCATACTTTTTGTCCGTAAAGAACATTGTATAAATCTCCCAATCCACTTGCTGCACTAAACGGGTTTGATGCAGCGTCATGGGGCGTTCCGAATCCACCGACAACACCTGAACTCTTTAATAGAGCATTTCCGGCAGGGCCAGTTAATCCATAGGTTGCGGCTTCTAAATCTTTAATTGTGTTTGTGTATCCACTCATCTTTTCTCACTCCTAAAACTTCCTCGCTAGATTATGAATATCTCCCCAACTCATAGAAGATAACTCTTCTGATGTTGCAGGGAAACCTTCAGGTAATCCAAACGAAATTTCTTTTGCTTTTGCGATTTCAGTATCTTTAGCAGATAATGATTTGCGTAGTACAGCAAACTCTTCTTTTAATGCTGCTACTTCGGTACGAGCATCATATTCTGCTCTCTCATTAGCAGACTTTCTTACAGCCTGTTCTGAAACAAATCTTGTTTCAAATTGTTTTGATAGGTTTTCATAAGCAATCTTTTCTAATTGCTCTGCTTTGAATTGTTCATAAGCCTTTTCAACATTTTCAGCAGATAAATCTAGTGATTTAAATTCTGATGCATCCCATTCTTTAGATACTTTTAGAGGTGCAGGAGTTGCAGTTGGGTTACCATTTACTACTACTTCTTCACCTGCTTCTATATGTACTAAGTCTTGGTCATCTAATGCTTTTGCTTCTTCATCATCAAGAGTCATTTCCATCTCATCTTTCCCGTCTTCAGTAGCCATGTACTCCATGTCTTCTTCCATTGGGGCTTCCATCGTTTCTTCTTCCTTATTGAGAGAATTAACTTGTTTCATCAAGTCATTCAACTCCTCAAGGGCTTTTTCTAACTTTTCAGTCATATTTTTTTCACCTTTTTCTTCCTTTAATATATCAAACTTGGCTTCAGGATTAATTCCTTTTTCGCAAATTGTGACTTCGTGTAATTCAAGACCATCTATTTCATTATATTCACCTAAATCATTTGATTTACGGCTTCTTTTAGAAATAGCCTGACCTCCTATGCTAAAAGAACGCAATGTTCCTTTTCTAATATTTCTAGATATTTCTTTTGCTTTTTCAATATCATCTCTTAATTTAATAACAACATAAAATCCAACGTCATCTACGTGAGTCTTATGCACTAAACCATTTTTATCTCTATAAGAATCAATTACTTCTCCTACTTGCACATTAGAATGGTTAGACATTACATTCCTAAATTTTTTATTAACCATAAAGCCATCAACAGCCTCTTCTAATGCCTTAATAGTAATCAAATCATTTTGTTTATCTATCATTTCTATTGAAGCATAACCACCAATAATTAAATCATCTGACTTTAGAATACTAAAATCACGTGCATCTTGATTAACAAGACGCATTGGGGCAGACAGCATTAGCAATATGTTTTTTTCAACGACTATATTAACTAAGCGGTTTCAGATTCAGGTAAGCCTAATTTTTTATACCTGTCAAGTGTAATATCCCATACTCCTTCATCTTCTTTAGTATCTAACATAGTTTGTTTTTTACCAGTCCATGTAACCCAAGTATCTTTACCATCTAAAGGTACGACCCTAACGTGTAATCTAGTATCAAACTTATCACCTTCTAATTTATACTCATGATAACCATCCTTTTGTACTCCTAGTATTAATTTACCACTATCAATCACTTTACCTTCTTTAATACCCGATAAACTTATTTTAGCAGGAAACTTACCAGACTTACCAAATAAGTTATAAACATCCGAAGTTGTTTCTATATCAAATAACCAAGCCATACTTTTTTCTGATGTTTCAATAATAAAATCTAAATTATTATCTCCTCTTCTTTGAATTACAAAGTTTGCTTCTTTAGGATTTTTTTTTGGTTGTTTTTCTATTGTATCATTATTAGCCACAAAATTATCTTCTGTTTTATTATACACAATATCTTCTTGTCTAATTAACCATTTCTTTAATCTTTTCAAATCTGAATTAAAAGCAGTGCTTTCAAACTTATCCATATGATGTTCTTTAACAAACTCTACTATTTGTTCAAAAGTAACTGGCTCATCCATTTCTAATAATTTATTCTTTATTGATAACCTCAACTCAGAACGCATACTTTTTATGGCTGCTTTCAAATCTTCTTTCCAAACATCAATATCATACAACGCCTTTTTCTCCATCAATGTGTCACCACTAAAACCCATAATAGTAAATCCATCGAAATCATTTTTCAATAATATTTCTGCTTCACCATGTATATCATCAGTAATATACATCTTTTTGACACCTTTCAATCTATACTTAAATGGCTTATCTAAATCTTCCCAAATAGATTTTTTAGTTTTATCAGATAATAATTCTAAAGTTGCTAATTTATCAGATTCAGTAACTTCAGGTATTTCAATTACTTTAGCAGAATACAAACTAAATCCTTCTTTAGTTTTCTTTACTTCATCAACCTTTACCCTAACTATTTCACCAACCTCAACAGATTCTTTTGTATTCAACGCTTTCCCAACAGGAATATATGCTTTATCTTTTAATTCCGTAGTTTTGTATTTTCTTGATTGTTCTGCGGTTACAGGCCCAATACCAATAGTATAAGAATATAAATCACTCTTAGTCTTTTTAGAATCTAATACTACAACATCTAAATCAACAAACTTTTTCCACTTAACCCATTTAGGATTTTTTCTACTACCTATCTGATAAGTAGATTCTATATCTTTAATCACTACACCTTCTGACGCAGGTAGTTGCATTATAGTTTCAGAATAAGTGCCTACTTCTTTGATAGAATCTGCTATCCTAGTATCTTTTTTAGATGGGAATGCCAAATCTTCTGAGGAATGTTGTGAATATTGATACATTAAAATATTAATTCTTTCTCTCAATGGTTCATCCATTAAATCTCTTTCTTCATGTCTCATTATGTCGAATACATGGAGTCTAAGTTTTAATCCATCTACGGGTTTCTTGAACATATAATTAATTACTGATGCTCTATGTAAAGGTTCTTCACCTCTAAATAACATTAATTCTCCGTCTAATATACAATCTCCAAATTGCTTTTTATTTAATTGTTCTACTTGCTCAGGGCATTTATCAGTAATATCTTTTTGATTATAAGAATATATTTTTATCTTACCATCTATCTTATGTAATTGAACCCTCATTCCGTCATATTTTTCTTGAACAACATATTCACCACTAAAACCTTTTAATTGTTCCATATCATTTAATTCAAATATTCTATACATAGGCTTATTTGGAATTATAAAATTAATATCTGCTTTTTCTTCTTCTGATTTAGTATCATCAGATTTTTTTATATTAATATCAACTAACTTATTCCATTGTACATTAGTATATTCTTCTAAAAATACTTTCTTTAACAGAGACAACATACTACTAAACTTAGTTTTAATTCTCTTAGTATCTTTATTTTCACCATAGTGTTCAGAAATATATAATGGAATATCTTTAGATTCTAAATCTAATCCCATAGCACCCTGAGTAATTTCATCAGGAAGAAGACCATGTTTTTCCCACGCTTCAGAAGGCAATGGAACATTGTGCGCTCTTAATGCATAATGTATAAATGCAGCATATACACTATCATTAGATAACAATGTATCTACTACATTATCACCTAACTGTTCTGCAAACGGGTCACTTATTTCTTTAGATTCAAATCTCAATGATTTAACAGCATCATATAATTTTTTTGCTTGTGTAGAAGTTACATCTTCTGTCCTTTCATCAAATAAAATATCTTCATCTAAATGTTTTTTCAATAATCCTGTAAAAGCATCTAAAGAATCAAATTGAGTCCGTATAGACTTTACAGTTTTTTTCCATTTTTTACTGTATTCTTTTGGGTCTTCTAATGCAGATAAATATGAAAATCTAGTTCGCTCAAAAAAATCTAATACGCGCTTTGTTAGCACATCTTTTTTCTTTTCAAATACTATACCTGAAATTGACATTTAACCACTCTATTCGTGTAGATTAAACCCATATTTTCTTTCCATTTGAACGCGGCCACCATGTTCAGCATCCATATAAGTTGTGCCTTCTAAACCTAATTTTTTGACTAGTGCTTTTAGTTCTGAATATTCTTTTTCGTATCTAGCAAAATCAGCGTCCTTTTTAGGGCTAGAATTAAATTTTTCAAATGCTTCTATAAACTGAGCATCCAAATCTTCTAGTTCTCCTTTTGCAATACTATCCATTTCTAAACTTCTAACTAAATCTAATCCTTTTGCTACTGTTAATAGTCTCTTTAGCATAATTGCTTTACCCAAAGAATCGTGTAAATCACCAATCTGTTGATTCAATCTTTGTTCGTCTTCTAATAGTTTTTTCTGCCTTCTACCTTGTGTTGCATCAAATCCCATAGAATTTTTATCTGAACCTGTAATTTCTAATTCTTCTAGTTCAGTATTAACATCATCTAAATCTTTCTGCAATTCTTTAATTCTCTTTTGTTTTTCTCTATCTCTTTCATCAGATAAGAAATCTTTCATTACTGATTTACCAACGTAACCATATCCTTCTTCGCCAGTAGGATTTGATATCTTTTCTTCTTTAGGATTTTTAGGAGGGCTTTTCAACTTAACTTCTTCACCCATAACATCTTGTTCATTAGCAACAGTAGTTCCATCATTAAATTCAGCCAAAACTTCTTTTGCTTTCAATATTGCTAGTTCAATCATTTTTTCTTCTTTTGTTACTCTTTCCGGCATTTTTTTCACCCCTCAATTCTTTCCACAATTTTGTGAATATCATCCCAATTCATTTTAGATATTATATCACTTGAAGGAGCAGCACCATTTACCATAGCAGGTTTAGGAGATGTAGAAACTACAAATCCTGATTTCATTAATAAATTATCTTGTCTATATACTGTATCTTCTAGTGCTTTCACTTTATCAACTAACTCTTTCATTAGCATAAGCATTTCATTTTCTTCACTCATTTAACCCCTCCTCTTTAATTTACCATCTGAATCAAATTGAAAGGATACTACTTTTGTATCATCTTTTTCTGCAACATCAATATAAAACCCTTCTCCATCAATAAGGCTCAACTCTATTTTAAGAAAACGGCCAAGACCTGCCATTACCTCTCCACTATCAATATCTCCTTGTAATTGTTTTAATTTTTCTTCGGTATAATCGCTTTCATCAAATATATTCCTATTTAGGAAGTTATCTACTTCCTTTTCTAAAATCCCTTTAAATGTTCTTATATCTCTTGCTACCTTACGTTCTTTTTTCAATGTCGTTTCCCAACTCATTTCAAATCACCTTTTTTACTGGGATACACCATACTTCGCAACTGATTATACAAAGTCTCGTAATCCTTCCTTAGTTCTGCTGCTGACGCTACAATACTTAAGTTCTTTTCATCAAACCCATTTAATTTCTTAGTTAGTTTCTTATCACTTTTAATTAATTCAACTTTCTTCATCTCATCTATAAGAGAAGATAGTTTAGTTAAATCTTGACCAAAGTATTCAGATGGCTGAGTAGATTGAAGTAATTTCTTCAATTTCTTTTTTTCTTTAGGTTCTAGTTTTTCCAATAAACCACTATCTGCTTTTTGAAGTGTATATTGCCAACCCATATTAATCACCTATAATTTCTCTAATTCTTTTTGCTTGAGATGTGTGCATTTCAACGGCTTTATCTAATTCCCTTGCTATCTTTTCTAAATCCTTTCTGTCTTTTATTTTTCTTTTTGGCATATCAACAGATGCAGATTTTGGTGTTCCTTTTTTGTTTCCTTCCCTTTTTACTTTAACTCTATTAAACTCTGCATCTTCATCTTCAGGATAAGGATAATACTTAAATTTAATTATATCTTCCCAACTCATTCTAAATCACCCATGACTTCTCTTAATATAGCAAACTTTTCAGGTAAAGACTCAACTTCAACAGTATGTGCATCATTTCGTAAGAACGACTTATCTAAAGAGATTTCCCTTAATTCTGCTAAATAATACATAAATGCATATAATTCAGTAGTTCTTTTTAATTCCATACGATAATCCTCATCTTTTATATCTGCTACACCTATACTAACATCTTCAGGTAATCCCTTTTCATCAAACATAGGGTCAGGTTCAGCCAAGTAATAGGATTCTTTAGCCTCTTCATCATCTAATAAATCACCAAGTCTTATTTCTATTGCATCAGCATAATCAATAATCTTAGACTCTTTCATTTCAGTAAATATTTTTACCTGTGATTTAGTAGCATCAGGATTCATTGCTTGTTTAATATCTGTTGCTACTTTTCTATAATTTAAATCTATAAACCCTCTTAATCGTTTTGTATCTCCAACTTTTATTTGTTCTAATTTAAATCCTTTCTTAGTAAATATTTCTTTCAACAATTCTATTCCTGTTTTACCAGAATACTCATCATTTAATACTTCTAACAATCTAACAGGGTGTCTACCTTGTTCATATTTATCTAGAAATTTAAATACATTTTCTTGAGAAAATAGTCTAGACTCACTTTGTAATGTATCCAATTCACCTCTATAATTTTCCATTCTAGAGTCTTTACCATATCTATTAAGTAAATTAGTTAATGTGGAGATAAAAGAATAATCACTAGAAGACCTTCTTTCTTTTCTAGATAGTTGGTCTTCTAACTTATCGAGCGTAGATATAGCAGTTTCTAATTTACTGAATATATTTTCATCGACTACAAACGCATCATAGATAGCCTTTTCATCTGAACCTTCTTCTAAATTTTCTACAAAATTATCTAATTGTTGTTGATTTTCTTCTGAACGCATATCATCAGACATACCCGCTAATAAAAACATAGTAGCATTATCTTGTTTAATTTTTAGAATTTGTTTAAACACTTTACGATGTGCTGTAATGGCTACAAATATTTTACTCATATCTATCTTAGGTTCTCTTACAGGTTCTCCTGAATCTCTAAAATTTTGTGAACCTAATCTATTATATCCACCTGAAGCAGTCATCAAGTCATCAGATAAAGATTCTCGAAGCCTATCTTTCCAATTACCATCAGTAACTCTAACTACATTTTCCAAATTGTTAACGAAGTTATCAGGAACTTTACTAGACAATAAATCTTTTACTTTAGGAGAAAATGTTTTTTTAATTTGGTCTAATACAAAAGCAGTTTTAGCCGTAGGCTCTTTATGACCGCGAATATCTGCTTTCAATAGTATAGACACACTTACCACTTATTTTCTGTATTTCTTTTTCTCTTTGGCATTAAAATTACGTCAGGAATATCATTGCTGTCAGGAATTTTCTTTTCTACTGTTCTAGACAAATCAATACCTACTGCATCTAAATCTCTATTCACTTCTACCTTACGTGCATTATACACTTTTGCTCTTGCCTCTGCTAGTTCTCTTTCTAATTGTCTTACACTTTTTTCAGTCATTTAATCACCTTTTTTTAAATATGCTAGAATAACAACTCCGGCACTAACCTACCCTTCTTTCAGTTCTTTTATCAACATTTTGATTTCCGGCTGCTTCGGGTAAACCACTAAATCTTTTATCAGGCCCACTATCCATACTAGGTTTATTTCTAGTTGTAGCAGGATTCTCTTGTTTTTTACCTTGATTCATCATCTCTTCTTGCATTTGCCCTAATTGACTTGCATCAATATTTGTACCTGCATACGGGTCTAACTCAACCTTTTCTTCTTGCTCTCCACCTGCACCTTCTTGTTCAGGTTTTGGTTCAGGTTTACTATAAGAGAACCTACCTTCATCATCCATATCTATTTCAAATCCTAAATTTTTAATTGATGCAGCAATATTAACTTCAAGTTCTCTTTTTCTTAGTTTAGCAACTTCATCCTCTTCTTCCGATGGTGGAAGTTTTAGAACCCAATCGGTAATTCCAAACTCTTTTGTTACAAAAGGAAATACATAATTATTCCAAATTGTCTGAGCCATTTCTACTGCTCTATTAGTAACAAGGATTTGCATACCTTCATTATTTAATCCTCCACTAGAAGAATTATCAGCCATAAATATTTTACTTACTCCATAGAAACCTGATACCCTATCTCTCAAATCATCTTTGACTGAGACATAATCCATTTCTTTTAGACTATCCATAAACTTAATCCATTCAATAGAACCTTTACCACCTTCTGATTCAATACCCATTACAGGTATAAAATGTGGGTCTTGTTCCATCTTTTCTTTTACGCCTTTCCAAAAAGATTTCATAGATTCTATGTTTCTAGTCTGTACTGCAAGTAATCCTCTAGGCATTCTTGCCTTAGTATATGATGAATTGATATAATTATCCATAGCAATAAGTGTTGTAACACTATTCCATAAAGTAATTAGTGGTGATAGACCATATAGCCTACTAGGTGTATATTTACTAAAATGTAAGACTTCACCTTCTAAGAAATATTGTTCTTCACCATTTACTCTATTAACATAATGTATAGGATATAATTCAGATGTACCACAATGAGGACAAGACCCTACCGGAGTATCACTAATGAAATCTCTATGCCTTAAACAGGTAAATCCCTCATTACCTCTTTCACCTAAGTCATCAGCATAAATATGCATACCAACTGGGTCGCCTCGATAGATTTCCTTTATACGGTGCATCATTACTTCTGAATCGTTATCTAAGAAATATTCCTTAACTAAGACTAAGTATGCGTCATCCATTATGTTCAAATCATCTTCCAACTCCTTAAGCACATCAATAAACAATTGTTCTGATTTGTTGACATACCCCTCCATGAATGATAATGCGTATTTTAGTTGGTCACGATTAGGTTTAGACAAATTTGTAGAGCCGCAATCTACACATTCGATTGTTGGAGTTTTATGTTCTTTACAGCAGTCATCACACTTAGCGACAAACTTTTCTTCCCAAACATATCCCCTTCTAAATATTTCATTTTTTAATTGAGTAACACACGTTCTAACTATTATAGATTGGTTTGCTATATGATAGATAATAGGTGCAGTTAACATATAGGAATTATCTTTCTCCTGAATACCCGGATTAAACACCTTACGGTCAGCAGGTCTTGGGGTTGTTCTTCTGAATAGATTCGTTATGCTGAATCTTCTTTTTTCTTCTACCATATCTTATCCCCCTAATTGTTAATTATCCGATTTCCCAAACACATATTAAAGTTCCTTTATGTGCTATTTACTCCTATCAGATTTGAAGCATCATCTCTCTCTAACTTATCCATCCAACTCATTTTAGAATTTTCTTCTAGTTTACTTATAGAATCCAAATCAATATCGAAAGCAGAAAAGTCAAAGTTCACATTATCCCTGTGATTATGATATTTCATTAATTTAAATAATTCTCCCATCCTACCTTTAGCCCAAGGTTGTTTTTTAAATCCTTTTTTGATTCTAACCAACTCTAGTAATATATCTGCATTCGGACCTTTCATTCTAAAGTGTGGCCTACATTTAGTCAATAATTCATGCACATCTTTTTGAGAATAAAAATTTAATCTATTAACTAGTCTAGTATCTTGTGGAGATTTTTGGTCTAAATGTAATCTACCCATACCTAAACACTTGTGTAATTCTAACATGAAAGCCTTACCTCTATCTCCCGTAGCAACTAAACCAACTCTAGGATTGTTATTTCTATCCATAGTAATATATCCATCAGAATCTATGAATGCCGCAGTATAGGCCCAAACATTCTTTTTAATATCATCATTTATTTTATAATATGCTCCATCCACATTAGTAATATTTTGACTAATTGCTAATTTAGAAATAATTTGAGGAGAAGACATTTTCTTAAGATTATCAGGTAATGCTTCGTGTATTTCTCTAGAAGATATTCCCGGTGAATTACAAACAGATTTCAAAATATTTTCTTTAATCCTTTTCTTAATTCCTTTTGTAGAACTTTGAGATTTTATAATTCTCTTAAAATCTTTTTTTGCTGTTGTCATTTCTTTACTAATAGAAATATATTGTTTATTTAAAGGCATATCTTTTATTTCTAATTTATTCTCCCAATACTTACAAAGAGAATCTATAACCTGTCTTTTGGTATCTATATCTTGAATTTTGCTAAGTTTGATTATCTGTGATTCCGAACAAGTCATATCTTTAATTATAGGTTTATATGGACTAGCCCAATAAATCTTATCAATACTCTTATCTAAATGGTCTGCGTAAGCATCTATTAAATTATCAATAGATTTACTCATATCCAACCTTTTTTCACCCTTAAGGGTTCTTCTGAACATTCTCATATCTTTAACCAAATCAGGAATGTTCTTACTCTCTATTGTGTATTCCTTAAGTGATAAATCTAATATTCTATCTGCCTTTGTATAAGACATATTGAAATCTTCTGCAAATTCTTTTACTAAATCATTGTGGCTAGATAATGGCCTACCATCGAGCCATAACATCTTGGCCTCTAGTTCCATCTCCTGCTCTAGTTGACGTTGTTCAGCAGTAAGTTCTTCAACTTCCTTTACTTTGTCTGTTAATGCTTGTAGTTGTTCAGAATTAGGAGTCGCCATAATATTTGCCTCTTTTTAAAAATTCAATCCCATCAATCCTGTGTTCATATTTATAGATGGCTTTTGTGGCGCATCAAACACTCCGAGGTCATCTAGTAGTATAAAGGAGTCAGTAGGAGACTGAGTAGCAGCATTAGCCAATGCTAATCCCATAACTAAGTCATCATGCGCCCCTACCCCCTCAAATCTGCCGGATTCTGTTATAGAAAACATAGATAATTCTTCAATTAATGCAGTAGTCATACTCCTACTGTTATTATCACCATAAGGAAAGTTAATTTTACCATTTTCTATGTTCATTTGTAGATTTAATATGATTTCTTGCTTCTTTTTTCTTGTTGTGTTGAAGTCTTTGATGTTCATATCAGTCAAACTGCGTAATTCTTGTGTAAATGCCTTAGCAAATGTATTTGTTTCATATAATATCTGCTCAGGCTCAAAAACTTGGCCTATTATTCTTATTTTTTCAATATTTTCTCTAAATTCAACATTTTTTGCTCTATCAACATGAACAATTGTTTTATTTTTCTCTTCATCTACTTCTAAAACAACAATTACATTATAATCACCATCAGTAGAGATAGCAGGGTCAACTCCAACGTAATATTTGTATCCTTTATCTTTACGATGGCCTAATTTTAACACATATTCTTTATTTTTACATTTATTTACATAATCAGGGTCAAAAAGTGCAGTTCCGGTTGAAACTGGTATGCATAAATACTCTCTAGTAAACTTCAATGACCCTATTTCCGATTTTCTTTGCATTAATGCATCATAGTCCCATCTTTCAGGCCAAAGAGGTTTATTCATTGAATTTAAGCATGGATATTTTCTAACAGTATAAGCATCATTCTCTTCTAACTGTGAAAATATATCAGTATATGTAAAAGGAGTACCAATCATTCTCAAACTTGCAGTATGGTGTAATGTCGGTATCATATCTCCAAAGAACCAATCTGTAACTCTTTGAATACCTGATAAACTAAACTCTTTCAAAGGGTCATCAATAATTATTTCTTGAGGGTGAAGTCCTCTAATTTGAGAACCAACAGAACGCTCTAAAATTGCATTACCATTAGTCAGTTGAATATTCCCAATAGCCCAACCTCTAGAAGGTCTGAATTTTTTTAATTGTGGAAGATTAAAATATTTATCAATTTCACGCATATGTACTAAAGTCTGTTTTTGATTAGAAGATATGTATAGCATTTGAAAAGGTGGTTCTTGAAACACAAGATTCCATACTACCCAACTATGCATAAAGACGGATTTTCCATGGTCACGACTACAAACAATAACAGTTCTATCTGTACCCTGCATTAACTCTAACCATTCTTGCATATATTCAGGATACATCATTCCTAATACATTCTTAAAAAAATACGGAAAAGAAGTCTTGGATAATTCCATATCCATAGAAGTCATAAAATCCGTACTACCTAGTTCCATTATATCACCAATCTCTACAAGCCATACATCTAGCGGAGTAGTCACTTCTTTTACACGTAGAACATTTATGTCTTGCCCTAAACGATTTTCTTCTTTTACCATCTCTTTTACCTGAAACAGTCACTCCTCTTTGACCCCAATGTACTCTTTTATATCCACCTTTACCGTTAGGAACACACTTCATCCATTTCTTACCCTTACGAGTAGATGATGTTTTTTTTGTAGCCCTAGTACATTGCCCTTCTTTAACTACGTCAAACCAATTCATGCTGTTCCCTTCCTTCTTGTATATGTTTTACAAGCCGCACAAGTTGGCCTACATCTTCTTTTAGTTCCTTTAGAAGCATCCTTTCTACCACAAGGCTTTGGCCCATCTTTACTGCCACAACTAGAACAATCTATCCAACCTCTTTGAGTTTTACCACCTTTTTCTTTTCCACCTCTTCTAGAAAACCAACCGTGTAATCCTTCATCTTTTTCTCTTTTGAAATTGTCTCCACCTTTCTTTACAGAATTGCCCCAATTCTTTGCCCCAACTTTTCTACACTGAACTAAAGCACCACTAGCATAAGCAGAAGGCCATTTTTTATAGCGGCTTCTAACTTTGTAATAACAAGCATCT